GTGACCTCTGGCGCCGCTGGACTTCGACCCGCCCCCCGGGTCTGACGCTGCGTCACCATGCTCGCGATGTCTTCCTCGGTGTGACTGCTGCGACGACACCACCACGGCCGCGTCGGCTGTTGCAGGTGAGGTGGGCGGGGCGGAGGTTGGCCTTGTCCTCGAGCAGGTCGAGGCGGCCTGTCGCGATGCAGTCGGCGCGGCTGATCGGGTAGTGGTCGATCGTTGTCGAGCCGGGGCGGCCGCAGATGTGGCACACGTCTGAGACTGCGAGGACTTCGGCCCTGACTCTGCGCCAGCGTGATCCGTGGCGACCTGCATGCTTACCTGCCACGTCGCACCTCCCGACATGACGAAGGCCAGCGGCGACGTTCACCACTGGGCCTCAGCCGCAGCGTACCCGATCTTCTGTCCACGGGTCACGCCTCGACTTGCGCGTGTCGCTGCCTGAAGGCGGCGCCTGCGTCGTAGCGGTTGCCCAGTCGCCCGATCACGCCTCGCTCAGCCCATCGCAGCAGCGTCGTGCGTGGGATTCCCAGCGCCGCGGTGATGGCCTCGGGGTATCCCCACACGGTCACCCGGTCATCAGCCAGCGCGACGAGGAGCAGGCGCTGCGCCGTCCACACGGTGCCACAGTCGGGGCAGTGGATGTCCGAGTGCAGGTCGAGCCGGCCGTCGTCGTGGCGTTCGATGGTGAGTCGGCGACCGCACGCCTCGACGATCGTCGGGTTGACCATCTCGTCGTCGAGGAGGCCCGTGTCGACATCGGCCAGGCAGGGGATGCCCCAGCCGTCGTGGTGCTCGCGGCTCGGGTCGAGGGCGCGCAGCGCGCCGATGGCGCGGTGGACCTGGCCTGCGAACTCCTCGATGCCGAAGGTCGGCTCGGTGGTCATCCAGTCGACCTGGCTCACGAGGAAGGCCAGCGTGCTCGCGAGCGTCGCGCGTGGTGCGGGCAGCGGCGGGACACTGAGGGCGATCACGGCCTCGAGCAGTGTCGGAGGTCCGTACTGACCACCACGACCCTGGTAGGCGCTCAGCGGCGCCCTGAGACTGCTCGCGATGCCGTAGGGCGCGAAGCCGCGATCCTCGCGCACGGCGCGCTCCCAGGACTCGAGCATGGCGAGCAGCGGCACGGTGGACGACGTGTCGGCTAGGTCGAGCCGGACGAGGATCAGCTCCGGGTCGATGCGCGCGACCTCGAGCGGCGGCCGTGACGCGAGGTGCGGCCTGCCACCACCGGACGACGCCCGTGATGCGAACGGGTCGGGCATGGTCGCGGCGATGGTGACGAGGTCGAGGATCTGGCCGAGGTCGACGCGCAGACCGTTCCGGCACTGCGGGCAGACGTGGCCGGTCTCGAGCTCGCGGGTGCGGTTGCGGCGCGCGCACAGAACGCACTTCACCGGCCGACCTCCCGCTCGACGATGCCCACGATGCCCGCGCACACGCCGAGCGCACCCATCGCGACGAGCCCGGCGTCAGGGACCACGATGTGCGCCCACGTCAGGAGCGGCCCCATGCTCGCGACGAACCAGGCCCAGCGCCGTGTGCGCTGCCAGGGGCGTCGGTGACGCGGCTTGTAGTTCGGATCCGGCAGAACCTGTAGCGACCACATCGGCATCGACGTGTTCGCGAGCCATCTGGCCTTGATCTCGTCGGCCTGCTCGGGCGTCAGTTGCGTCGTGAAGCTCAGTCCAGACATCTCGCCGTTGCTGCGCTCTTCGCGCGTGCTGGAAGCGTCATGATGCGGCTGGTAGTTGCGACCTTCTCCGTCAGTCCGTTCGTCCGTTCGTTCGTCGGGATACTGATACTGACCTTTTTCGGAGTCGCCTTCGGATCGCTCTACTGATCCCGACCTGATCACTCGGTTGTCTGTCATGACGCTTCGCTCTCGGGTCGCTGCCAGCATCCGCAGTCCTTGCCGTGCCACCTGATGCAGTTGGCCTTCTTCGCGCCCATCGACTGCAGCGTGGCCCGGACCTCGCGGACCATGGCCGACTCCTGGCGCCGCGCCCATGTCGGGAAGGCGTAGGCGCCGGCCTCGCGGTGCTCCCAGAGGCGCACGTCGACGAGGAGGTCGGCGAGCTTGCGGCTGCCGTGGTTGATCGTGAAGGCGGCGAGGGTGATGACGCCGTCCGTCCCCTGGCCGCCACACCAGCCCATCGCGGCGATGTAGAAGACGAACGCCTTGTGGCCGTTGGGTCGCGACAGGAGGTCGAGAACCTTGTCGTGCGTGCCGATGTTGGAGTCCAGTCGGACCCATGGCAGCGCCATCTCATGCCTTCTGTGTCGTGAGGTCGAACGGACCAGCGACCCCGGTGCAGTGTTCGGCCGCAGCCTCCAGTGCGCGCATGACGCGCACGGCTGGCTCCTGTCCCCGCGTCGTGTGGAGCGATCCGAGGGCGTGATTCTCACCAGAACCGACGGCGTACTCTCCGGTCGCCGATCGCAGGAACGAGTAGTTCGACTGGATCTCGTAGCACCTGCCACCGACAGCCATGAGGAAGTTGCCGCCGGTGGCGACGTTCTTCTCGGTCTGGTTCCACCCGTGCGCCTCGAACGTGGCCCGGACGGCGACCATGAGGTCAGTTGCCACCCACCTGTCGAGGTCCCAGGACAGCGTGTGCGACGGGACGATGAGGCCGTACTGGAGGATCTGTCCCATGCGGAACGACGTCGTGTAGCCGATGAGCAGGGGGCCGTTCGTGAACGTCTTCGAGGCCTCGACAGGGGTCAGGGTGTAGCCGTTGGATCCGGCGTGGTCCGATCCCATGTAGACGATGCCGTCGGCCTCCACGGCCACGATGCAGGTCACTGCTCGATCTTCTCCTTCGGTCGGATGCCGATGTCGGCGAGGTGGGTGAAGTGCTCGCGGATCGCCGCGATCTGCGTCGGCTGCTGGCTGCCGGCGGCTTGGCAGGAGCACAGGTATTGGTAGCCGGTGGTGAAGCCGTGGTGGTCGTAGAGCATCGCCACGTGGGCTTCGTGCTCGGGGTCGTCGCGCTCAGCCACGACGCCTCCTGTGAACGCGGTGTCGGTTCGCCTTGACCGGCGGGTGGCGGCGAACGCCCTGCGTGTCGATGACGTCGAGCCAGCGGAGGAAGTCCGCGGCACCGCCGCGTCGGAAGCGCTTCACGTGGCACCGCCATCGGTGCCGTCCAGGGCGCGGATCACGTCGTCGTGGTACTGCCGCGCACTCATGCCGGACCAGTCGAGCGCGATGACGGAGGCGATCCGCTCACCCAGCGAGTCCCGCTCGGCACGGGTAGCGTCGCGCTCGGCAGCACGGGCACGGCGGTGGGTCTCGCTGTAACCGAGGTCGGCACGCAGCCGCATCACCTCGTCGTCGCGGGGTTCAGCCAGGAGCGCTACGGCGCGTCGTAGATCCTCGCGAACCTCCGCCACCTCAGCCTCGGCGGCGTCGGCCCTGCGGGTCTCAGCGTCGAGAAGCGTCCGCGCCTCCCCGAGTGCCACCCGGAAGTCGTCGATGGTCCAGCGGTCTGGCTTCGGTGCGTTCGGGTCCTTGCGGGGCGTCGAGGTCAGGTGCCACGCCGAGCATTCGGAGCACGGATAGGCGCGCTGCTCGCCGCGGCCCCTGGCGATGAGGTCCGTTAGAGTAGATATCGCTGCCTGGTGCGTCGGGTAGGGCACCTTGTCGCAGGTGGTGGCACCGGGAGCGTCCCGGTCGATGGTCGGTCGGTCGTCAGCCACAGTCGGTCCCCTCGGGCTCGCGGTTCAGCGTCTTCCCGCAGTCCACGCACGCCGTGTGGTCGCCGATGGTCTTCCACAGGTGCTTGCAGTGGCGGCGGGTCGCACGGTTCGTGGTGGGGAACGGGTCGGGGAGGTCGTTGTAGGCGTCCTGCTGGAAGGTCATCGGTCGGTCCCCTCGGTCACACGGGCGATGAGCGGGTGGTCGCACTCCCACCACGCGAGCAGGTCCTCCGCCACCTGTGCGCGGATCAACGGGACCAGCGCGGCGACGACAGCGGCGGCATCGCACACGACGCACGGCCCGTAGTAACGCCCCTTGTCGTCGGGGTGCGTGCAGCCGCCGTAGGGTTGCGGACGGTCCAACGCCTCCGCGACGGCCTGGACGAGTCGGTCGATGGTCGGTCGGTCGTCGGTCATCGGTCGGTCCCATCGGTGCGCTTGCCGTAGGCGTCAAACGGGGTCGCGTCGCCGTACCCTGCGAACCCCCGACGCTGCCCGAGCGGGTTGCGCGGGCCGTTGTGCTTCTCGTTGGCCTCGGTCTGCCGCTGGATCTGGTAGTCGACGGGCAGGCCAGTCTGCCGCCCGAGCCAGTCGCCGATGAGGTAGGAGAGCGTCGACCAGAGGTTCGCGTCGTTGCCGATCAGCGCGTCGAACTCCTCATCGCCGAGGATGGTTCGCACGTCTACGTCGCGGTACTCGCCTCCGGTCTGCGCGGTCCCGACGAGGTAGGTGCAGTACCCGTTGTAGAGCCAGGTGAGTCCGCCGACCGCGATGTCGAGTGCGTGGAGGTCGCGGGTTGAGAGGCCGGACTTGCGCGCGCTCATCGGTCTGTCCCCTCTACGGCGATCTTGGCGAGCGTCGCGTCGATGACAGTCGGGTCGGCAGCCCACGCCGTGAGTGCGATAGCGGCAGCGGTGTAGGCGAACTCAGCCCGCTCGGAGTAGTCGGGCAGGCCACGCTCCGCGATCCACTGATCCCGGCACCGCGCGAACACGGCAGCAGCATCAGCGAACGCCTGTGCGCGGATCAGCGGGACCAGGGCGGCGACAGCGACCTCGGCCAGTTCGTCGCAGAGGTCACAGGGCTGCGTCCACCCGTGCGACCCGTCGCACATCGCGCGGGCTGCGGCCTGGACGAGCGCGGTCGGTGTCCGCTCGGCGGGCGACGGAGCGAGGACGTAGGCGCAGTCAGCCCAGCGCCAGTCAGCGCAGGCGATCTCGGTCGGTGGCGTCGTCCCGCAGCGGGCGCACGCGGTGCCGGGGGCGGTCACGACGCCAGACCGATCTCGTCAGCCCAGCGCGCGACTTCCAAGCGACCGATCAGGCCACCGATCACACGCGGCTCGGTGTAGTCCCACGTGTAGAAGTCGCCCTCCCACGTCTCGGTGATCGCGCCGTCCGGCCACTCCATGTCGTAGGCGCTCACACCCCAGGCCCACGTCTCGCCGGGGCCGGTGCCGTGGAGGTCGTCGTTGAGCCAGTTGCAGACGTTGCAGTCGCGAGCGTCGTAGTGGCCGACAGAGACGTGCTCGACGTCGTCGTCGGTGAGCGGGTCGTAGGCGACGTGGGTCCACCGACCGTCGGGGAGTTGGGCCTCGCAGGAGTAGGACTCGCACCCGCAGGTCTGGTAGTCCCAGCGGGCCCGGCACTGCGCGGTCTCGGGCTCCAGGCAGACGGGACGACCGTCCTTGATCGCGTGGCCGGTCACGACGCACCGCTCTCGTCGCACGTGAACGCCTCGACACCCTCGGCACCGGCCTCGACGCCGCAGCACACGCAGTACGCGCGGCCAGCCGACGTGACGAAGCGACGCATGTCCCGCACCGAGTCCTCCTTCGGGTAGGAGTGCGCGACGTGGTCACAGCCCGGGGCGCAGCACACCGGCCACGCACCGCGCTCCTTGGCAGCGATGCGGCTCACGACGCACCGCCGAGCAGCTGCGCCTCGACGTCGCTCACGACGTACCCGAGCGCCTGGGCGACGCGGATGGACTGCACGTGGTCGTGGGGCCACCGCTCCGACCCGCACTTCCCGAGGTCCCAGCCGGTCATGACGCCTCCCAGAGTGTGCGTGCGGTTGATCGGTAGCCCGCGTCATCGCGGGGGCGTGCTGCGCTGTCCCAGCCGGGACGGGGGGGGCGCTCGCCAATGACCCGGTATCCAGCGGCGCGCAAGCTGCTGCCCGACTCGTCGGCCTGGGTGTAGGTGATGACGCGGGTGTAGCCGAGGGCGAAGGCGGCGCGACGGAGAGCGCCATAGAGCATCGACGTCGCGTTCGGGTATCCGGACGAGGCGACGCGGGTGACCTCGACGGTGTTGCCATCGTCGAGGTGGCGTGCGACCGGGCGTCCTGCCAGCCCTACGGCGACGAGCTCACCCTCTGCCGTGGCGGCACCGACCTGGAACAGCGATCCGATGGGCGGCTTGTTGTGGCGGTGCCAGTCGGCACACGCCTTCTTCGCCGCGCGCTGCGACACAGGGACGAGGTTGAGGCTCATCGCGTGGTGTCGCCGATGCTGCGGCGGGGGTTGTTGCCGTGGACGCGGATCTGGTGGACGGGCACGTCGGGCAGGAACGTCGTGGTCATGCCGCTGTCTCCTCGGTGGCCCAGGTGGTCCAGTGGCTGGCGTTGACGTCGAAGTCAGCCAGGGTGGCGGGCATCTGGAGGCCGACGAAGTAGCGGTCCTCGTCGGGGCGACCCGATCGGAAGAGGACGGCCGCCGCGTTCTTGCGAACGGTCATGACGAGCGGCAGCGACGGGCTCACGCTGCCGTACTTCCATCGGGCCATGAAGTTCGCATTGACCCCGACCGCGTTGGTGTTCTCCGCGTCGAGCTGGCTCGCGGCGCGCACGTTGTCGTTCACGATCTTGCGCCACTTCGGGAAGATGCCCTCGCGGAGGCTCGGGAAGATGTAGGTCGCGCCGTCGACCATCGTCGAGAAGGTCATCGGTCGAACGGTCACACCGAAGTCATCGACGTCGAGGGTGATCGTCCCCTGGGTCCCACGAGCAAGCGCGAGGAGCTGCTTGACGTACTGAGCGGGCAGGAGGCACTCGACGGAGCCGCCGGAGTCACCGGTCTCGGCGTTGAGCACACCGTGAGCCAACGTGTAGCGGTCAGTCGCGGTGACCTCGAACGTGCGCGGCGACGTCTCGATGAGGACGCCGTGGAGCGCCGGTAGGACGCCGGTCGTCTCGATGTGGGGCAGGGTCGCGCTGAGGACCCAGGCGAGGTCTTTGGCCTTGAGGATGTGCTGAGTCATGACGTCGTCTCCGAGGTGTCGTCGTGGGTGTCGAGGAAGTGCCGCTCACCGGCGGCACGGGCTGCGTCGGCGTTCTGGCCGTAGCCGCGCGCCTCGCAGAGATGGCACTGCCATTGGTTGCGTTCACGGGGCTTCGTCGAGCCCTGCATCCGCTGCGCGGGCGACAGTGGTGGCGTCATGCGATGCACCCGCAGGCACCGGCCACGGACAGGGCCTGCCAGCACCGCGGGCACGTCGCGGTCACCCGCGGTGCTGGAGCATCGGGGCACTCGAGGTGCGTCCACACGCTCTCGCCGAGGCTGACGATGATCTCGCCGACCTCGATCGGTCCCTCGCACACCGGGCACTCGCCCGGGTACTGCGCGGCGATGCTCACGACACCGCCCGGAACTCGCGGCCGTTGAGGCCGAGGGCCTGCCACGAGCCGGCACCGAGGATGCGAGCAGCTGCGACCCGTTCCCCTGGGGTGGCGTTGAGGTTGTGCCACTGCGCGGGGTCGTGGACCAGGCGGTCGACGACGATCTCGTCGACCACACCGTCGTCGACGACCGGGAGCGGGCGGACCGGGCGCACCAGCGGCGCTTCAGGGCGGATCGGGTTGGCCAGGGCCACGCACGCGGGGCAGTAGTGCCGGCGGTCACGGGAGTCGTTCCAGTGCCACCCGCCACAAGGGCCGCGGGCGATGCGCTCGAGGTCGTCGTCGAGCCCACGCTGGGTGCGGTGCATCGTCGTGGTGGTCACGGGACACTCACCCACCGGTACGTCTCGATCAGGCGGCCACCGTTGCCGCCGCGCTTGTCATCGCTGCGCTCGGTCGCGTAGGGCACGAGGCGACCCTCACGGCGGAGGGCGGCGTAGACCTGGCCCACGATGTGGGAGGGCACGTTCGACCCCGCGAGGCGGACCCGGACAGCGTTCGGGGACACGACCCCACCCGCGACGGTCGCGGCCTGCGTGATCTCCCACCGGACCGTCTCGCGGGCTTCGGCGTCGGGGTCGGTGCGGTCACGGCCGTCGAGGGTGAGCGCGAGTTGGGTGGCGGTCATGCTGGCACCGCCTGAGTCGCAGCCCGGTACTCCGCGATCAGTGCGTTCGTCGGACGACCCCGCCCCCAATCACGGCCCACAGCCTGAGCCCACTCACGCATCTCCGTGAACGACACCCCGACCGGCTTCCGCTTCGTCGGGGCCGGGATCATCACCGGCTCCGGCACGACCGGCGGGACGTCGAGGCCAGCCGCGCGACGCGCCGCCACGAGGGCGTCGTCAATCTGGACGCGTTCGGCTTCGAGGCGGTGGACCTCGGCGAGAGCGTCCGCCCGCTGCTCGTAGTCGACGAGTGCGGCGGCGAGGCGGTCGAGGGCGACCTTCGCCTGGAGCGCGAGATCCCCAATCTGGTCATCGACGTGGGCGAGGCCCGCGGTGATGGGCGCGTTGGGGTCGGTGACCGTGGTGGAGGCCGGAGGAGAGGTCTGGGCCCCGACCTCCACCACAGTCGACACCGACGGCGACGGGGGTACCGGTGCGGGCGGAGTCAGCTCCCGCACCGGCTCGTCGTCGGTGATCTCAGACACCGGGGCGGGGGCGTCGAGGGTGCTGTGGCCCTCACCGTTGACGCGGCTCGCACTCGCCGCCCCGGTGTCCGTCTGTGACCAGGCCCGGTTACCCGACCGGTCCTGGTGGTTGCCGTCATGCCCCGTAGGGCGGGCACAGAGGCGGCCGGTGATGTGGTCGGTCACGTCGCACTCGGTGTCGAGTGCCTGGGTCTCACCGTCGAGCGCCACCGACGCGACAGCCTCGGCCACGAGGGTGTTACGGACGATCCCGATCGGGGTCGGCTTCGCCTTGGCGACCTTCTGGAACCGACCCGACGCCGCGTTCACGCCATGCCCGACCTCGACCGCGAGGGCCTTGATCCCATCGGCCGGCCAGTTCGTCGCGACCTCGATCTCCATGAGGGTCGCTCCCTCGCGGATCATCATCTCGACCTCGAACCCGGACGACTTGATGCCAGCCATGTCAGGCTCCGTTCGAGCAGGCGAAGTGGGGGCGGTCCGCAATCTCCGCGAGCCGGATCAGGTCGAGTCGCTGCTCCTCGATCACGGCCAGGTGCGCGCGGACCTCCGCGAGCTCGCGGCGCAGGGCGACGTTCTCCGCGAGCAGCTGGCCGAGGCGGTCGGGGGTCACGGCGCCGTAGCCGGCGGGCGCGCTGAGGCGGTCGAACGCGGAGTCGGTCACAGCGTCCACCGGCCATCGCAGGTGAGGAAGCGCTCGACGTTGATGACGGCGAGGTCCCACATGCCAAGGACGATGAGCCGCACGATCCGGGCAGCGAGAGCGACGGTCTGCATCACGACCCCCACGGCGCGAACGCGAGCACGGCGACCAGGAGGACGAACGCGACAGCGATGCCGCGCCACGTCAGCGTCCACGGGGCGGGCTCGGGGCCCCTCACGCCTCGCGCCAGAGTCGAGCGGAGAACTTGGCGAGGACGTCCGTGTCGACGCTGTAGCCGCCGTTCGTCAGCGTCCATGCGCCCGCAAACTCCTCGCGGATGATGGCCAGCACGCGGTCGGTCGCTTCGAAGTCGTAGGCCAGAGCCTCAGCGAGCGACTTCCGCAACGACACCGGAACCGCCTCGGTCAGGCTGACGTTCCACCACTCGCGGCTGCCGAGGTCGTCCTCGACGAGGACCGACGGCTGGTCGGTCCAGGCGATGACCTTGCCCTCGATGCGGGTCTGGTCCTTGCCGCCCGATCCGTAGAACGCTCGGCGCCGCTCGCCGATGACGGGCTCGCTCATGACCCCTCCTCGACGTCGTGGGTGAACGGCGCGAGCCGCATCGAAACGTTGACGCGCCCACCGGCGTCGGTGCGCTCGGTGCCGTCGACCTCGGTGCGGGCGAACCACGACGACACCCAGGCAATGAGGCGGGGCGTAGCGGTCTCGACGAGCCACCAGCCGAGGGACGCGCCGATGGCGATGAGGGCGCCGCCTCCGATGAGGGCGACGAAGATCGCTGCGGGGGTGGCGTCTCTCATGACTCCTCTCCGTCCGTGACCTCGCCGAGCTCGCGGCCCATGTGCTCGATGAGCGCGTGCGCCTCGTCGCGGGTCAGCTCGTTCCGCGACTCCACGACGCGGCCCACGACCGCGCTCACGTAGTCGAGGGCGTCCTGGCGCTTCGTGATGCCCAGGTCACCCATCTGCGCGGCGACCTTCGTCATCTGCGAGCGGGCGATGAGGTCAGACGACGGGGCCTCGGCCGGCTGCGCTGCGGCTTCATGGGCGTCAGTCGAGCCGGTCGTTTCCCCGGCCCCGTCGTCTGTCTGTGGGGAGTCGTCGAACGAGGGCTCGACCGGCTCCGATGCGGCAGCGCGCTTCGCCGTGGTGGTGGCGCGCGGTGCGCGGGTGACGGTCACGGTGGGCGCGGCCTCGTCGAGCTCGAGCTCCTCGGCGGAGTACGCCAGACCCGCGAGCGCGTCCGGTGCGATGCGGCGGCAGATGTCAGAGGCGGCGCGGGCGTAGAGCATCGACTGCGGGTCGGACTCGTACTTCTTGTTGCTCGTGTAGCCCGCCTTGCGCGCCCGGTCGTAGGTCCAGGTCGACTCCTCGGTGCGTGCCGATCCGCGACGCTTCCCGCAGACCGTGACGCTCTTGTCCGAGGTGCTCACGGTCCAGACCTCGTGGCCGGCGGCGAGGACGACGGCGACCATAGCGCGGGCGTAGAGCGCGGGCTTCCCACTGATGACGAAGATGGACGCGAGCGACTGCATCGGCGTGAGGCCGACCTCGTCGCCGTAGAGGATCGCGGCGGCACACTCCTCGGGCTTGTTCTTGAAGTGGGTGGGGACGAACGCGGTGGAGCAGAGCGCGGTCCCGAGGGCGTGCGCTGCGGACAGGCCCGACGCCCAGGCGACGAGGCGCCCGCCGGTCGGGTCGCTGGCGGTGAACTCGGGCTGCGGCACCTGGACGAGGTGGCGTCCGTCCGCGCTCGTCTCGTACATCTGAACGGTCATGCGGACTCCTCCAACGTCAGGGCCTCGGAGACGACGCCCTCGAGGTAGGACTTCTGTTTGGCGACGTACTGGACGTGGCGGAACACGCCGAACGCCTTGTCGATGTCCCCGAGGTCATGCACGCGGGTCTCACCGGGAGTGATGTGGACGACGGCGATGCGCTCGACAATCGGCATCGGGTGCTCGGTGTCGGGGTCGTCGTCGGTGACGTAGAACTCGGCGCGCGCGTAGGCCGCGGTCTGCAACGCGGTCTCGCCGTAGACGCCCTTGGACGTCTTCCAGTCGGCGAGGACGGTCGCATCGCCGTAGGGACCGCCGAGGGAACCGATGAAGTCGAAGCGCCCGGCGTAACCCCACTCGCGGGACGCGCACGAGTGCTCGGTGAGGAGCGGGATTGACTTCCATTCGTCGAGGAAGCGGACGTACCCCTCGACGTACTCGGCGAGGTGCTCGGGAACCTGGACCTCGCGGCCGTGGACGAGTTCCTCGGCGAGCGCGTGGACGTCGGTGCCACGGACAGCGGCGGTATCGCGGGACTCCCACGGGACCGACTTGAGCGCGGCGACCATCGGGTTACGGCCCATGGCGCGCAGCTGCTCGACGTGCTCGGGGTTGTCGGCGACATACTCGGCGACCTGCTTGGCCGACCAGTAGACGAGGGCAGGCTTCGGGATGCCGCCGGAGAGCAGCGTCGTGACGCCCTGGACCGGCTTGCCGTCGAGTCGGTACTGGTGGTTCCCGGGGCTGAACTTGAGGCTCATCGCGTCACCAGTCGCAGCACGTCGTCGGCGTCGGAACACAGCGTCAGGTCGATGACCGCGCGACCGGTCCAGGCGAGCTCGAGGATGCGACGGCCGAGCATCGCGGGGTCGACGTCGCGGGAGAACGCGACCTCGATGGGGCGAGGCCGGGTGTAGAACGCCTCGACGGCGGCGGCGGTGCGTGCGACCTCGGGGTGCTGCGGCGGGAAGGTGGTCATCACTCACCGTGCCGGGCGTCGAGGAAGACCGGGTCGTCGTCGAGGGTGTGAACGGGGCAGTCGTCGTCGGGGTGAAAGATCTGGCGGGCCTCGTCGATGTTGCAGGTGCAGTCCGTGGGCATGACCGGAGCGTCGACCGCCGGGGCCTCCGACTCGGGCTCGCGTCTAACGAGTCCGGCGTCGGTTTCCCCGGCCCCGGCGGAAGCCGTGGCGCGCAGCAGGTTCGCGGCGGTCAGGAGGTTCGCGGCGAGCGCCTCGAACGCATCGGGGTTCGTGCTGACGATGGTGAGGACGTGAGTGCCGTACTCGCCGCCATTGCGGATCTCGACCTGCCCGAGATGGCTGGTCAGTGCGTTCGCCACGGTGTTGGCGTCGATGTCGAGTGAGGCCGAGAGGTAGGTCATTGCGGTAACCTCGGTTCTGTTCGTGAGGTCCGGTGTCTTCCTGGCGGGAGGTCCGGGCCTCTCGGGCGTTTCGGGGCTTGCGCCGGGCTGCGACGGTGGGGGTCCGGGTGGACTGCCGCAGCCCGGCGGGTCAGGTGGTCCGCGGGGGACGCGGGCGCGGCTGGCGACGGACGCCGGTGAAGGTCTTCATGCCGACTTCCGCTTCCGCGTGAGCCGCGAGAGGCGCGGTGCATCGCCGCCCTCGCGGACGGACTCGAGGTAGGCGTCCAGATCGGCGGCCGTGTAGCGGCGGTACTTCCCGACCTTCCGGCTGGGGATGACGCCGGCCGTGGCCTGGGTGCTGACCCATGCGGCGGTGTGGCCGTCATCGAGGCGCCGCGCGAACTCGGCGGCGTCGAAGGTGGCGGGCTCGCTCACGCCGCGACCGACTTCGACGGGGTGGGGATGAGCCGCGGGCGGGGGTAAACGTGCGGCTTGCTGTCGAGCTCGTAGAACTCGATGAGCGCTGCCAGGAGGTCCTCGGACGGCTTGCGGTGGCCGAGCTCGACACCGGAGATGGTTCCGGGGTTCGGCCGCGACTTGCCCGTGATGGCGGCGACACCATCAGCGACCTCGTCCAGCGTGTATCCGTGGGCCACGCGCAGGTGCCCGAGCCCGACGAGGGGAGGGGTGAGGGTTCCGCCCTTGGTGGTTCGGCGGCTCGTTGCTGGCATACCCATACTGTGCCGCAAAGTACCGACAAGCACAAGACTCGCAAGGAAAGTTTGGTAACGATGCAGGTCAGGGCACTAGCGCTCGGCGCGGCAGAGCGGCGCGCTGAGGAATCCCCATCGTGTTCTTTGCGAAGTTGCCCTGGAGTTTGCGGGTATCTTGCAGACACGATGGAGCGCATGGACGTGACCCCAGAACTGCGCCAGGCCGTGGTAGACAGCGTGAAGCGCAGGCGGCGCACAGATCGCTGGACGTGGGATGACTTTCAGGCGAACGGCGGGCCGTCCGACGGAACCATGAAGCGATTCATGAACGGCAGCATCGAGCGGGTCGACGAGAGCACCCTCACTAAGCTCGGCGATGCCTTCGGGTGGCCACTCGACGTGGAGTTCGACCTCGTCTCACCGGATAGCGAGACACGGCGTGTCGCCTTGACAAGGGCCGTTGTCGGACCCTCCCGAAAGGCTCCACCCATCGCAGAGCGCGATCGGGGAGAGGGATGGATGCCGGGTCAGAGGGAAGACGTACTCACTGCGGTTCTTGAGATGCAGAAGACGATGAACGAGTCGCTAGCGAGGGTCGTCGCCGCTCTCCAGCCGCGAGAGCCTGAGCAGACCTAGCCCTCGATCTCGAGCACCTCGGGCAGCGCCTGGCGCAGGAACAGCGACGACGCCGCGGCTCCCGTCGCGAGCGCTCCGGTCTGCAGGTGGCCGTAGGTGTCGACCGTGGTGGTGATGGACTCATGCCCAAGGTGGACCTTGAGGTCGAGAAGGTTCACCCCGGCGGCGATCTGTGCGGATGCGAAGGTGTGGCGCAGGGAGTGGACGTTCGGCCGCTTCGTCAGGGCCGGGGTCTTCGGGTTGCCGTTCTCGTCGACGCGGGCGTTGAGCCGGTCGAGTGCGGGCTTCCAGACTCGGGCGTGAAAGTGGTCGTTGCGGACCGGGCCGCCACCCTTCGCAGTGAAGACGTAGGCGTCGGCCGGTCGCTCGTCGACGAGATGCCGGACAACAGCGACAACCTCCGGCGCTAACGGCACGGTACGGAGCCCAGCGCGCGTCTTCGGCGCGCGCGGCGCCGCGTCATGCCCACCTTTGCCGGTGCGCTTCCACGCGCGGCGCACGTAGGCCACCGGAGTGGGGGCGTCGAGGTCGACGTCACCGACCAGCAGCGCGGTCACCTCGCCCCAGCGCATCCCTGTCCCGGCGAGCCACGCGACGAAGGGGACGAAGTGTGAGTCGATCGCGGCCAGGAGCACCGCGAACTCGCCCGCAGTCAGGAAGACGCGGCCGGCGTCAGCCTCGGACTTCTTGAGCGTGATGCCCTTGGCCGGGTTCCGTCCGAGTAGCTGCTCGCGGATCGCGGTCTGGAAGGCGGCGGAGAGCAGCGCGTGGTGGTTGCGGCGGGTCTTCGTCGACAGGCCCTCGTGCTCGAGGTAGGCGAGCCAGGTGCGGACGAGTTCGACGGTGACGACGGTGACGGGGAGCGCGCCGATGGGCTGGGTCTCGATGCGGCGCGCGACCATGCGTTCGTAGTCGAGGCGGGTTCCGTCGGTGATGCCGTCGAGTCCGGCCAGGTGTCGGGCGCAGAGCTCGGTGACGGTGGGGATGGACGCGCCGATGCCCTGCTGTGCGTCGAGGAGCATGAGGGCCTCGGCGGCACCGAGACGGTCGACGAGCCGGGAGAAGGCTTCGGCATCCCTCATGGACGCGAACGTGGCGCTCTTCTGCTGTCCGTTGACCCTCAGTGATACCCGGTAAGACCCGCTTGGGCGCTGCTGGATGTGTGGCATGACTGTCCTCGACTATCGCTGGACCTGCGTGGGATGTTGCCTAGCGCTGTTGCCTAGCGCTACAGTGCTGGTATCACACACGCTCTGACCTGCGATGATATCAGTGCGGAAGGCGGGACTTGAACCCGCTGAACGGTTTTCCTGACCTGCGGTGACGTAGGAATCTTCGCAGGTCAGGCTTCTAGAGAGGTCCGTGACCCACCGTGCGACACGCCCGAGATGCTCGTCAGATGTTGCCTAGGCAACGCGCTCGCACCGCCACCACCCTCGCCGCCACCCTCGCCACCACCCTCGCACTCGCGGTCCTCGCCGTCGCCCCGGCGTCGGCTGCCACTGGCGACTCTCCCTCGCCGAGCACGCCTCAGGCTCGCCCCGTGATCGTGGTCCCGCTGTGCGTCACGACGACCTGGCGACACCTGCACACCGGCCAGCCGAAGACGAAGCCCGGCCAGACGTGCCGCCTTACCCCGGGCATGTGGCTGCCGCGCTCATGGGTCGTGCTCGAGCACCACGGGCGCACGCTGATCGTGGCGCGCCCGGCCTGACAACGACGAAAGCGCGCCCCGTCAACCACGGCCCGATGGGCGGTGGGACGGGGCGCGCTTGTGTCCGGCGGCGTGGCGGCGCGGCCGGACGGGTCGAGCCGCCTGGACCCCTCGGCAGGTCCAGGCGGCGATCAGGAAGCGCTACGGCTTCACGGGCCGGGCGACGTAGGTGTACATCCGCGGGTTGACGCGACCGGTCGGGACGAAGCCCTGCGCCATGTGTCGCCACTGCCACGCCTTGATGCGCCCGATGTCGGCGGCGGTGATCCCGGCGGGGGTCTGCGGCTGGCCGAGGCCCGCCTGTAGCGCGCGGACGTGGGGGCCGGTGTGGCCGAGGGTGAACGCGGGCCACGACGCCTTCGGGTACGGCGGGACGACGAGTGCGTTCGGCGGGACGGGGACGCCGGCGCCGGAACCGCCCGGGGGCAGTGGCAGCGGGTTGCCAGCGCGGGCGCGCAGCTGCGCGAGCGAGCCGGAGTACACCGAGCGGTCGCAGCGCCCGGAGATCCCCGGTACCGTCGCCTTGTTGGTGTACTGCCAGAGTAGCGCCGAGGTGTAGCCGGTGGGGATCGGGGCCTTCGTCGTGTAGCCGGACACCCACAGCGGGCGGTCGGCGAACTTGGCCGATCCGCCTGTGTTGGGGTTCCACCACCAGGCGCCGGTGTAGATCCCGACGCGGGACTTGGGCAGGCCGGTGTCGATGCAGACCGTGGTGAGGAACGACCCGATCCACGAGACGTTGTGAGCGTGGCTCATCCGCACGGCGGCGGGGTCCTCGGCGTCGAGCCAGAGCATGTCCCCGTTGTGGACCTTGCCCACGACGCCGGCAAAGTAGTTGCCCTGGGCGACGGGGTCACCGGCGAACTGGCCGAAGTGGTACGCGCCACGGACCGGGAGCGCGAGCGACCCGGCGCGGTTGCGGGTGAACGTCGCGTCGGTGGACATGCCCTGCGACGCCTTGATGATCGCGAAGCCCTCGGAGTGGGCGACGGCGTTCCAGTCGATGGTGCCCTGGTAGTGGGAGACGTCGGGGCCGTAGACGGTCACGGGGCGAGCCCGTCCGTGCTGGGCGCCGACCCGAGGCCGTAGCCCGTGTCGGCGGGGTTGAGCGCGCGCACGACGGCCGTGCCGACAGCGGTCGCGACCACAGCCAGGAAGACGTTCACGTCGAACTTGTCACCCGAGACGACCTGGGTGAGGTAGCCGACAGCGGCCGCCAGGGCAGCACCGAGGGCGACGTTGATGATCGTGCGGAGCGGGGTCGGGATCTTCTCCCAGAGTGCGGCGAGCGTGGTCATGGCGGGTCCTTCCACATGAGGAAGACCCCCACCGGAGGTGAGGGCCGAGGGGTCGGGCTGTACGTCGCTCTGACCTGCGGCGACGCAGGCGCTGAGCACGAGGTGTACGTCAGGTGTGGATGAGGTCGACGACGATCTTGGCCATGGTGCCGACGACGGACACCGACAGGGCGAGCCAGAGGCCGACGAGCTGCGTCCGTGTCAGCCCCGTCGCACGGGAGGCCATCTCGGACGCCTCGCGTGCGGAGTTGGCGGCGAGGGCCTGCTCGACCGTCCCGATGCGCTCCCCGTAGCGGTTCGCGGTCGCACCGAGCTCGCCGATCTGGCGGGAGTGCTCGTCGAGGCGAGTCGAGTGGGTGGAGATCGCGACGTCGAGTTTCCCCTCCATGCGGGCCAGGGCTACCTCGAGCCGGACACGGGACGCCGACGCCGAGGGCGTCGTGATCTCGTAGGCGGGGGTGTCGTCGACCTCGCTCATGGAGTTCCCATCATCCGGCTGCTGTAGACGAGGTCATCTGCAGAGCGGCCCACTGCACGGAGATCGTGGCAGTCAGGGCCGTGTTGTCGATGTGGCGGATGGTGACCGTGCAGCCGGTCGAGGTCAGGGCGGAGACGAACGGGACCCAGATCGTCGTGCCCGTTGCAGTGAGGGTGAGAATCGGAGCCACCGTGAATCGGCCAGTGGGGAACGTCACCGACGCTGCGCCCGACGTCGAGGCAGTGGCGGTCACCGACACCACTCCGCCAGAGGTGGCGAACGGCGTCCCCGGCTCGGAGTCGACAGAGGGCGACCCGATGATGATGACGTCGCCCTTGTACACCTCGATCCGCACGAGTGCGCCGACGGCTGGGGCGCCGGCCATGAGGTAGGCGGCAGTGATGTCCTGGCTGCCATCGGTCGCGGTCGCGTTCGATGGGCGCACGACGGCCTTCGCCGTAGTCGGGGTCACGGAGATGACGACGGCGTAGCGGATGGGGACTGCGATCGACGGCGGCGCGATCAGTCCGGCCAGCTGCTCGGTCGCGGTCATGCTGCCACCTGCCTGCTCCTCGTTGTCGCTGACGCTGTCGCATCCGCGCGCCACGGGATCGTCAGGGAGTCGATGACGACGGTGAGGCCTGAGACCTTCAGCTGGTCGTTGGTGAATGCGACGGCATCGCCGGCGTCGAGGGCCGGATTCACCAGCTGTGTCCAGGCGACGTTCTGCGCGACTCCGCGACGCCGGGCGCGCTGCGCAGTGGCCGCCGTGAGGGCCTGGTCAGCCGTCGTGATGAACGGTGACACGAGGAACTCCGGGTAAGCGCCGTACTGCCCGAGGTAGTAGGTCGGCGATGACGGGTCGTCGTCCCACACGACCGCAGTCACCGGTGGGCTGGTCGATGACTCGCCGATCGCGATGCACCCGTTGTAGCCCTTCGTCGCATCCCACGCCTTCGTGGCGGAGTCGATGACGGCGATGGAGTCGTCGGCGTAGCTGATGACCGGTGACGCGGTGGTCGGGTCGAGGGGCTGCTGCAGCTGCGCGACGCCGAGCGCGTCGAAGAACAGGTCGAGGCCCGCAGCCGTGGCGAGGGACTGGGCGTCGGCCCACGGGTCGTTCTCCGTGTCCATCCCGAACGTCGTCGCCGGCACGGTGAATCCGGTGGCGGGGAAGTTCGTCGAGAACAGCGGCGCGCGGTCGGTGATGATGGCATCCAGGGCGACCTCGAGCGCCGTCCCGGCGGTGATCGAGTACGGCGCGATCCACCGGTTTCGGGTGATGGTGCTCGACCGGTCGAGGCCACCGACGGTCAGCGTCGGGCCACCCGCCGCTGACCGGGGTGTGACCTCCCGGATCGGGAACACCCCGAGCGGGACGAGCTCGCTGGTGCCGTCAGCGAACGTGACGCCCCTGTAGGGGCGCAGCTCGTTGCCCGACAGCGACGACAGCAGGCTGCCCTGGGCAACCGGGGTCAGGGTCCCGTCGGTGTCAGGGATCTCGAACGAGCAGTCGCGGCGTACAGCGCGAGTCGCGTTGATGGTGACGTCGCCGTCGCTGGCGAGCACGGTCGCGAGCACCGTGGAGTCGACGAGGCAGACGTCGAGCCGCGTCGCCACCCGGTGTGACTGACGCACGGCAGCGAGGAACGCGGCAGACACCGGGTAAGACATCAGTAGCCCTTGCCGGTCTCGACGGCCCGGACGGTGAAGATGCGCCGTGGTGCGGTCGGCACGCCCTCCTTCGTCCATGACCGGTCGATGATGCGGATCCACCGCTGCAGGCCGACGCCAGTGGAGTCGATGAACGGCTCCTGCAGCAGCAGCGTGCTCTGCGCGGTGACGAGGGCCTTGACCGCCTCGAAGTCGGCCGCCGTCGACGTGGCGATCGCGAAGTCGATGTCGTCGCCGAACATCTGCCCGGAGACGACGACAGTGTCCGTGCGGCCATCGAGTCGGAACACGCCGAGGTTCTCGGCCGTCGCCTCGGCGGGGTTCTGTAGGACCCGGACTGCGCCCTTGTTGAGCGCGGGAGTGCTGACCGCCTTGAGCCACCAGGTGCCGTCGTTCGTGGCGGTCGCTGTCGCTGTCGCGGCGGCGCTCGTGAGCGTCCCAGCAGTGCCGGAGGCGACCAGGGTGGCGCTGTAGGTGGTCAGGACGCCGCGGATGGCCTCGTAGTCGTAGAGGGTGGCGCGCTGCGCGGCGTCGAGAGTGAGTGGTGGGCGCACGTCGGTGGTACTGCCGCCGGCCGGGGTGCGGGTGATGGCTGCGGTGAAGGTCAGGCCACCGGGTGAGTAGGCCGGGGTCGATCCGGGGTGCAGGGCGATGAGGTCGACGTAGTGCTGCTCGGCTCCCGCGGCTGTGGCCTGGACCTCGGCGACGACCGCGCCGAAGGCGGCCGATGCTGGGGCGGTGGCCGTGGTCGATCGGGTCACCCACGCCGAGGTCGACTCTGCGGTCCCAGCGGTGGAGATCGTCGAGTCGGACAGGAATGCACCGGCTGCGTCGTACCAACGGATCTTGATGCCGACGGTGCGAACGGAGACAGCAGCCCGGAAGGAAGCGATCGCGGAGTACGCGACCCCGACGATGACCGGATTCGCGTTGAGACCCGTTGAGGTGACGACGTCCATCGTGCCAGCGGCGGTCGACGACATCAGCACCGACGCGACACCCGCTGCTGCCTGTGCAGTCGTTCGCGTCGGGGCAGCTGCGTTCGTGAGCGCTGTCCACGTGCCGACGGTCGTCTCCGCGTTCGCCTCGTCCGCGGTGAGCAGGTTCCCTGACCCGGCGTAGGTCAGCTGCACCCGGTTGTTCGCCGAGTCGAACGACGCTGCGAGCGTCACGATTGGCAGGGCGATGGACGGGGTGAAGGTGGAGAACGCGAAGGCACTCCACGCCGAGCCGGTGCCGGCCGCCTTCGCGGTGCGAACATACGCGCGGTAGGTGGTGCCGTTGACCAGCCCGGTCGGGATGACGGACGTGAGCCCGGCGCCGCTCGAGGACCAGGTGGCCGCGGACGTGCCGGCGACGAAACCACCCGCGCCGTACTGGGCCGCGGAGTAGACGTAGACCTGGTAGCCGATCTGCGGCGCGCCGTCGCCGATCGACGCCGTGCCGGGCGCGCCGACTGATCCGACGTTGGCGTTGGTCCTGGCGTAGGAGAACGTCGTCGAGGTGACCGCGGTGATCTTGTAGGTCCCGTCGAACACAGCATCGGGGGTGGTGAGGTTCACCGTCACGTCGTTGCCGACGAGGAACCCGTGTGCTGCTGATGTGGTGATCGTGGCGACGTTGGACGTGAGCGCCTTCGTCGTCACTGTCGCGTTGAGCACGTCGACGTGCACCCAGACGATGGCGGGGGCAGAGGTGTCGGTGATCGTGCCTGACGGGGCAGAGATCGTCGGGGCCTGCGGGACGCTGACGGTCTGGACGTCGAGGCCGAACTCGATCAGCTTCGTGACGTTCGCCCAGACGAGCGCCTTGTCGGCGAACTTCAGGAAGTAGCTGTAGGTGGTGCTACTGGAAGCCATCGACTACACCGCCGACCAGGACCCGGTGAGCGTCACGAGCGATGCCGTACCGGTGTAGGCCGACGAGGTCAGCGTCGTGTCGGTGACACCGCCGTCTGATGTCGTCGCGCGCTTGATGAGCGAGATGACGATCGAGGCTCCCGACGTCGGCCGGGTCACCTTCGCTCGAGATCGGATCTGCACTATCACCTCGTTCGCGGGGATCGCGGGCAGCGCCGTGAGGCACTGGATGTAGTCGTTGGCCGTCGTCGTGGCGGTCTTCGCCTCCCAGCTGGAATCAGATGCATCGGACACGACCGCGGGGAAGGTGGCGGCGCCGCCAGTCGCGGCCCAGGTGCCGACCGAGTAGCTGATCGCGGTCGGAGGGCTGCCCTGCCAGATGCTCATCTCTTACCTGCCTTGATCTCGCGGGTCAGCTTCGTCACCAGTGCGTCGAGCGCCTTGCCGACGGCCTTCTCGATCGCGGCCGCGTCGCTCGCTTTCGTGCCTGTGCCGACGTGGACGACGATGGCGCCCTTCTCGATCTTGACGGTCGTGTTGATGAGGCCCGTGGCCTGTGCGGCGGTGAGCCCGTACTGCGAGACCCCCGCGGTGTCGCCGATCGAGGAGGCAGCGGCGTTGAGCTGCGACTGGAGACTGTTCGACTCCGTGATGGCGGCGAGCCCACCGGATAGCAGTGCCTTCGCAACCTCGTCGCCGGCGGTCGGCCCCATGCCGATGATCTCCTGCAGGCCCTGGTTGTTCAGGCCGAGCTTGCGGAGCTTCGCGACGTCGCCGGCGAACGCCTGGGCGGCACGGACCTTCTCGCGCTTCTGCGCGAGCACGTCGGCAGAGGTCGCGGTCTTCCCGTCGACACCCTGGAATCCGGCGAATGACCCGGAGTCGTTGATGCTGCCCTTGATGCCGTTGATGAAGTCCAGGGCGGTACGGCCGCGGTCGTGGAACCTAGTCAGGACGTCGTTGGCGACGGACAGTGCATCGGCCATGGCGGAGGCGATGACCCGCTTGGCCCCACCGGCCTTCTTCAGCACCCCGACGGTGAGGCCGTTGACGATCTCCTCGCCGACCTTGATCGTGATCTTCGACGGGGACGCGACCTGGGCGCCGTCCTTGGCTGCGAGCGCAGCGCCGCGGCCGAGCTTGTAGGCCTGGGCCAGGGCCGCGGCGCGCTTGGACGCGATGCCGACCGCGATGCCCGTCGCGATCTCCTCGCCGGCCTTCTTCGCGCCGGTTGCGAGGCGGGAGTACGGGGCGAGCATGGCCTTGATCTCGGCCTCGGGGATGTGTAGCTTCCGCATCCGCGTGCGGATGGTCTCGAGGCCGTCGCCGAGGACCTTCGCCTTGCCGGCGGCGGTCCTCTGGCCGTTCGCATAGGCGGACAGCGAGTCGAGGGCGCCGCGGATGGCGTCACGGTTCCCGATCGCCTTGGCGCTGTTGCCTTCGATCTCGCGGCCGTTGTCGTGCACGGCCTTCGTGATGTCGCGAAGCGAGGTGGTGAACGCATCCTTCGCGGCGCCGGCGTCGATGAGGCCCTGCCAGAACCGGAGCGCGGCGCTGAGCCGCTTCACGCCGTCCTTCTGCAGGTCGATCGCCCGAGTGGTGGAGTCGACGGCTGGCTTGGCGGCTGCCTCAGCCTGAGCCGCTGCCTTCGTCGCGGCCTGGTTCGAGCGCCACTCCTTCGAGGCGTCACCGACGACCTCAAGCTGGTTCTGCACCGAGGAGCCGAGCGCCTGAGCCAGGAAGGAGGCTTCACCCGTGCTGTTGGAGGCCGCGTCGATGTCGGCCCGCAGCGACTGCAGTGCATCGCCGCCGGTGGCGACAGCGAAGGTGACGCGGTCGAGGCCGAGGCCGGCGCGGTTGAGCTTCTCCCACTCCTTGGCCCCGGTGATGTCGCCCTGCAGCGCGGTCGCGATCTGCTTGTAAGTCTCGGCGGTGGCCGCACCCGTCTGCTTGTCGAGGCTCCCCGTGAGCCCGTCCACGGCTTCCTTCGCGTTCTGCTGCGCGTTCATGTAGGCCGTGACGGCCATCGTGGCGCCGCCGATGGCGATACCCCAGGGGCCGCCGAGCATGCCCATGAGCCCGGATCCAGCGGACTTCATCAGGCCCGTCGCGCTGGACCCAGAGCGCATGATACCGGAGAACGCCTTGACCTGAGATCCGAGGGTCGCGACACCGCCGGCCTGAGTGCGCGCGGCCTGACCCGCGTAGTTCCATGCGGTGCCGACGTCCTTGAAGAACGCGGGCACGGCCTTGGCGCCGGTCGTCAACGACCCGAGCTGCTTGTCGAGCATCCGAGACGCGGCCATTCCGGCGATCATCGCCGCGGCAGCGACCTTGATCGGGGTCGGAATGTCGTTGAACCCGCCGAGGAGCGCCCGGGTCCCCGACAGCGCGGACGTCGCCGCCGGGAGGAAGGCGGTCCCGAGTGCCGTGGTGGTGTTCTCGAGCTCGGCCTGCATCGTGCGCTGGACATTGGAGAACTGGTCCGCGGTGCGGTTGTAGTCGCCCTGGACGATCGTGGTCTGCGCGAGGATCGCAGCGTTCGCCGCGAGCACCTTCTGCTGCGGGGTCAGCGCGGTTTTGATGTTCGAGATGATGCCCATCTCGAGGGCCTTGTGCCGCAGCGTCGCGTCATCGAGCAGCACGTTGTACTTGCGGATCGGCTCCATCTCGCCGCGCAGCGCGGACCCGATGGCCGTCACCGCGTCGTCGACGTTGCCGCCGTAGAACGACGCCATGTCCCCGGCGAGCTGGGTCAGCGTCGTGGAAAACCCCGCGGTCTCGTCACCACTGAGCCCGGCCGAACGGCCGACGACGGCGAAGGAGTCAGCAGCCTTGAGTGCGGCAGTCTCGGACAGGCCCATCGACTGGGCGGCGCTCTTGCCGAACTCGATGATCGCGCCCTGCTGGGCACCGAAGATCTGCCCCGTCGCAGAGACGGTGTCCTGCAGGTCGCCGGCCTTCTCGATGGCGGACTTCAAGAACAGCGCGCCGCCAGCGATGCCGCCGATCTTGAGCATGTCAGCGAGGTTCTGGCCGGCGATCTTGAACCCGCCGGCAGACTTGCGCGCGGACTTCTCTGCGTCGGTTCCCAGCTTCCCGAGCTCCTTGCGGGCGCGCTCGATGTCCTTGCCGGACCATTTGCCGACGACGTTGACTACTACAGCCATCGCGCTACACCCGTCCGTCGATCTTGTCAGCGCGCTCCTGCAGGGCCTTCTCTGCCTCGGACACGGCGACCCGGATCTGGGTCAGGGCCACGCGGCGGGTGGCAAGCCATGCAGGCCAGAGGATGCGCTGCGACTTGCCCGAGCGGCGGTCGAGGTTCGCGATGAACTGGCGGCCGCGCGCCGAGTGCGATGTCGCGGCCTTGTCGATGATCGTGGCGACGGAGTTCTCGGAGCGGACCCGCCAGGCGACGGACACGCCTGAGCGCAGCCCGTACTCGGACCCCTTGCGCACGGTGATCCCGGCACGGGCCGCACCGGCGTCGAACGCCGGCCATCCCTGTCCACCGCGGGTGCGGCCTCGGCGAGCGGGCGAGGTGGACCAGCCGCTCATTGGGGAGTCGGAGCCGATGCGCCCACGCGCGGTGTCGCGGACCTTATTCAGCGAGGTCCGGATCGACCGGTTCATCTGCTTGCCGACGTCCGGGCTGAGCTGGCGCAGCGCCCGGTCGAGCTGCTGCAGGCCGTGGATCTCGATACCAACAGACTGCTGCGAGGACGTCGGCACCGAGATCACCTGCCCATCTGCTGTCTGAGTCGCGCCATCAGCTCGCGTCGGTTTGCGGTGTGAGCTGTCTCGACCTGTTCTTCGATCTCGGCCTGGATCCGAGCAACCGTCCGCGCCTTGACCGCGGCGTAGGCCGTCGCAGGGATGGCGAGGAGGTCAGCCACGGACTGCCCGGTATAGTCGGACAGCCACGCGACCTCCTCGGCGGCCGTCAGGCGTTTCCCTCGGCGTCCTCGACTGCGACGTCTTCCTCGGGGCTGATCCAGTCGATCGTCCAGAGGTCGTCACCGTCGACGAACTCCTCGAAGGTCATGCCGTCGGGGATGATGTCGCCGGCGCCGAGCGCGACGACGTAGCCGAGCCGGGCGAGCGCTCCGGTGTAGCCCTCGCTGATGCGCTGGAGGATCGGCATCGCGTACCGCTCCTCCAGCGCGATCAGGGACGACGGCTTCACCGGGACGACGTGCTTGTCCCCCTGTGGGGTGGTGATGACGATGCGCAGGGTCTTGTTCTTCGTGGCCATGCCGAGGGCTCCCTAGGTCGAGGTCTGGGGGTGGGTCGAGCGGCTGCAGGCTTAGTAGGTCGCCTGGCTGTTGATGAGCGTGGCCGTGAGCGCTGCTGCGCCGGCGGCCGTGAGGACGGGCATGCCCGCGAAGTCGAGCGTGACGTTGCCGCCGTTGGGGTCGCCCTCGGGGTAGTCGACGAGGTAGGGCACCCGGGTGGCGGCGAGCTTGAGGCTGTCGGTGCCGTTGCCGACCGTGACGTCGAAGGCCCCGTAGACGGGGACCTGGGAGATGGTCGAGCCGCCGCCCGAGCCTGTGACGACGGTGCGCCAGTCGTTGAGGTTCGCGCCGGGGACGAGGGTGAAGCCGGCCTCGTAGTCCTGGCGGCCGAGGTAGATCTCGTCGGGAACGATGCTGTAGGACAGCTCGATTGCCCCGGCGTTGTTGGTGATCTTCACGTTGCCGGCGCTGATCGCGGCCAGGGCGGCGGCGCCGCTCGCTGCGAACTTGAAGTTCGCAGCGGTCGGGGTGGCGCCGGGGGCGGTCATGTAGGTCGCGAAGGACTCGTCGTTCGTCGGGGTGAACGTGGGCGCGAAGCTGGGGATGGTGCCCATGCCGGACACTGCGACCTCGACGGGTCCGGCGCCGGACCACGAGATCTCGAGGCTGTCGACGATGCAGTCCTGCAGGGACCGGATCTCACCGGTGTCGAGCACGCCGAAGACGGTGCCGTACACCGGGGTATTCCCCTGGGTGATCGTGTGCGTGTACGGGCCGGCGCCGGTGACCGACTTCGACATGAGCGCGAGGTACAGCCAGGCGCCGATTGCCTTCGGGGTGGCCCGGAACTTCAGGTCGAACTTCGCGACAGCGCCGGTGCGGTCGACACCAACTGCGACACGGGTCGCCGACGTGAGGGGCGCCCGGTCCTGGGTGATGTCGATGCCGAACGGGGAGCCGCCGGTGATGCCGTGCGCGAACACGGGGTTCGTGAGCGCGGTGCCCTTCGACGCCTGGATGCCGATGCCGGCGCGGACGAGTGCCTTCTGCAGTGCCATGGCTCAGACCTCCGTGGTCGTGTCAGTGGTGCCCTCGACGACGGCGCCGTCGGTTGCCGCGTCGGAGGGCTCCGACGACGGGATGCTGGTGGACGCTGCCGAGCGCGACCTGCGGTTCGGCTTCTCGATGACGACGTCCTCGCTGGTGACGACGTCCGTGACGATGACGTCATGGGGGCGGGCGTCGTCGCTGGCGAGGCCCGTGGCCCAGAGCTGCTCGAGGGCGGCGTTCGTCCTGGCGTCGTCGCTCAGCTCGTGGTCCCCGGCCGGGACGTGGACGTCGACGGCGACGAAGGCGTCGAGGTCAGGGTCGACCTCGTGCACCGTCACGGTGTGGTCGTCAGTGGTGGTGAACATCGGAGAGTGCCTCCTGGTCGATGGGTCAGGCGATGACGGCGGTGCACGAGACGCGCACGAGGATGTGCAGCTCTCGGGTCTTCTCGTCGGCGAGGGACTCCGACATCTCGAGCCCTGCGGTCTGCGCCATCCCTGATCCGGAGAGAGCGCCGCCGAGGGTGCGATTCGCTCGGACGGCTGCTTCGATGCCGTCGAGGAGCGGGCCGATGACGTCCTTGAGCGTGGCGAAGGTGCCACCGGCCTGCCGGGTGTAGATGCCAGCCTTGAGGGTGAAGGCCTCGTCACGGATGCCCTGCAAGCCGGAGCCGTCGTCCCAGGGTGTCTGGCCCCAGACCTGGGACCAGTCCTCGACCTCGCCAGCAACGTACCCGTGCACGGCGAACTGGGCCTGTTGTGCAGGGGTAGGGAGCCCGGTGAACAGTTCCGTGCTGGACCACGACGACTGTGCCTTGATCGCCGTTGCGAGGCCGTCGAGGGCGCCCCAGATCGCGGAGGGCACGTCAGCCGCTCATGAACGAGGACTGGCGCCCGAACCGGGCGGCGGTGGAGTCGAAGTCCGCGATTCCCGTGGATCCGTCCTTGCCGGCAAGGGTGAATCGGGTGTAGCCGAGGTCGCTGGCCTGACCAGCCGCGCGGGCGGGGACGGAGGATCCGATGACGAGCTCGGCTGCGCGCTGCAGAACCGCATCGACGACGGCACCTGGAGGGTCCTCGAGGCCATGATCGTAGAAGACGCTGACCGCCTTGCCCAGAGTGAAGACGCCGGAGGTCAGCGTGATGACTCCTGTGTCGGGGTCGACGTAGTAGAGGCTCGGGTCGATAGTCGCTGCGTTGATCTTCAGCGACGCAATGCTGCGGATCGCCACGTTCGGGAGGGCGAGGGTGCGCTGCCCGCAGCCGATCGTGGAATAGAGCCTCGCGAAAGGAGCCATCGAGACGCCGGCCAGCTTGTTCCACTGATCGACGGCAGCACGGAGGGCCGCGCGCAGCTTCGTGTCCGGGTAGCGCGTCGTCGAGGAGAGGTCCGATGTGCCAGCGCCGCCAGCGAACATGGCCCGCAGGTCCCCTGGTGTGGCGATGGTCGCGCCGTAGACGTCGATCACATGCGTGTCGGCGGTGGAGTTCGCCCCAGCGGCGACCCAGGAGATCTTGTAGCGGCCGAGCATGGTGGGCGTGAACGCGACGGTGTAGATGCCCGTGCTGGCCGTGTGCGTGATGGCTGGGGTCGACGTCGTGCCATCGGGTGCGGTGATCGTCAGGACGACGGTGGTTGCGTCAGTGGCTACCCCGGCCAGGTTGTAGGTCGTGAGCTGGAGCTGCGCTACCTCACCGAGCGTGTACAGGCTCACGAGGCTCCTCCTGACGATGATGCGGACGATGTGGCCGAAGCGGTGACGAGGGTGCTCTGCTCGATCGCAGCGACCTGACTGGCTCCACTGCTGCTGCCAACCTGTGCGCCCGCGGCGAGTGCCCCCACGAGTTGCCCGCTGGCGATGGCGACGCTGCGGCCCACGGTGGTGGTGAGGTCGAGGGCCCCGACTGCAGGAAGAGCGCGCAGCGAAATGCTCGCCGGTGCTGGTGTCCCGGTCAGTGCGCTACTGGCTGCGAGCACACCGACGGGCGAGATTGTCAGGGTCGGGGCGGACGCCGGCGGGGCGGTCCCGGTGAGGGCGAACGTCGACGACGCGGGCGTGGCACGGATCCCGGCGATGGCGGGTGGTGTTGTCGCCGTCAGGCCGAGAGCCCCGACCGGGGGTGTGGTCTGCAGTGGTGCGGCAGCCGGGGCCGGTGTGGCGGTGAGCCCCAGGAGCCCCGCAGCGGCAACGGTCGTGGCTGGGAGGACAGCGGGTGCCGGGGTCCCGGTGAGGGGTCCAGAGGCCGCGAGCGTCCCCACGGCCGGTGGTGTGGTGGTCGCGGCAATGGCGGGTGCGGGGGCAGCGATCAGGGCGAACGTCGCCGCGGTGGGTGGGGTCGCGATCCGGAGCTGCGCGACTGTGGTGCTGCCCGTCAGGCCGAGCGCGCCGGCGCCGGGAGTGGTGAGTAGGGCGGTTGTGGCTGGGGGCGTGGTCGCGGTCAGGCCGAGCGCACCCGTCGTCGGGGTCGTGCGGGCACCCACGATGGCGGAGGTGGGGGTGGCGATGATCGTGAGGACCGCGACCGGGGGCACCGTCGAGAGGGCGATGACAGCGGGGGCAGGGGTTCCGGTGAGAGCAGCGCCCCCACCGGCAGCGGCCGTGAGGTCGTCGCCGAACCAGCCCTCAACCTTGAGGGTCGGGTCGAACCAGCCCGTGACCTTGAACTTGGGGACGTAGACCTGGGTGAGGGCCACGGGTCAGCCCTTCGTCAGAACGAGTAGACGATGCAGTAGCCCGCGCCGCCGGCGCCACCAGCGCCACCGAGGCCGGGGTTCTGCCCGACGCCACCGCCGCCGCCACCGCCGCCCGCGATGCCGCCGGCTCCGCCGACGCCGCCCGCTGCAGAGGCGAGCGTCGTGGCGCCGCCACCGCCTCCACCGGAGCCGCCGATGGTGCTGTTGCCAGCGGCACCCGCAGAACCGGCGCCACCAGCGGACACGGCGCCACCATCGGCACCAGCGCCGCCACCGCCACCGGCTGCGTAGGAGCCGGACTTGCCACCGGGGCCAGCGACGGTCGTGGCCGGGGTTGCTGTGTGTCCACCGCCGGAACCGCCGCCCGCGCCACCGCGCAGGGATGAACCACCGGCGGGACCGACTGTGGTCGGCGGGTTCGCGGAACCGGCACCGCCACCGCCGCCCCACTCGGCGCAGTTCGTGGCAGCCGTGCCCGCAGCAGTCTGCGCGACGCCGCCAAGGGCACCGGAGCCACCGACCGCGCCACCCGCTGTCGGGGCCGCGCTGTACCAGGGGTAACCGGCAGCACCGGCACCAGTGCTACCGACGCCACCGGCGCCAGCCGTGCCACCGCCGCCGCCACCGCCGCTTACCGAGCCGGTGTTGTTGCCACCGGCACCGCCACCGCCGCCGAAGGCGGAGAGGTAGGTGCCGAACGTCGTTGTGCCGCCGACGCCACCGGGGTTGCCTGCGGCGCCCGCAGCGCCCGCAGCACCGGCGGTCCCACCGGTTCCGATGGTGACCGTGACGGTCGACGGAAGATCAGAGGCAGCCATGCGCCCAGCCGTGTACGCACCACCTCCACCACCGGAGCCGCCCTTGGCGACGACAGCCGTAGCGAGGGACGCACCAGCGCCGCCGCCGCCACCGGCACCGGTGAGCTCGATGATGACGGTCTGCGCGCCGGTCGGCTTCGTCCACGTGCCACCGGTCCCGGCGAACACCTGCACGGTCGAAGCACCGGCGATGCCGTTGGCTACGAGGACGCCCGAGGTGTTGAGCCGCTGGAACCCGACGCCATCCTCGTAGGTCAGCACCTCGCCGGCGGCCAGCGTGCACTTGACCATGTTCACGGCGTTCGTGCCGTCGGTGTGGAGCACCGTGACGTCGTTCGCGGTCGAGGCGTGGTCGTTGCGGACGACGAGGGCCTGCACGGTGCGCTGTGTCGACGCAGCAGGTGAGCCGACCACAGTCGTCGTCGTCGCGGTCGTGATCAACGTGTTCGTGCGACCAGGGGTGATCGTGCCCGCGTTGTTGTCGACCCACGATGCGTGGACGTTGAGGTCGGCGACAGTCGACGACGTGACGCGCAGAAGGTCAGAGGTACTCGTCAGCAGTAGCACGAGGACTCCTCGGGATGGGACGGGCTGGCGGGCAACGGGTCAGTAGGGCATGACGAGGGCACCGGACGGGTCGACCTGCACCGTGAAGGTGCCACCACCGCCCGTCTGGCTCCCGCCGAAGTCGAAGGCGCACAGCAGCGGGTTCGTCGCAGCGCTGCCCGGGGTGGTGTCGGAGATCACGACGTACCGGAACGGGCCCGCCGTGAACGTCGCCCACGCAGGGTCAGCGAAGTCGAGGACCACCGCACCGCGCCCGATGCAGCACCAGGTCACACCACCATCGACGACAGTCGTGTACAGCGTCGTCGGCCAGGTCGGGGCCGCACCACCGGACGTGCCACCGACAGCGGCGACGTAGATGAACCCGTTCCCCGCAGAGGGTCGGACGATCTGCCCGGCGACGTAGGCGGTAGTCGTCGCGGCGACCTGCGCCCACGAGTTCGCGGCGATCGCGGTGAACGTCACCGACGCCAGCGCGACACCACCCGCGGTGTAGCCACCGGCGGTGCCGAGCTCGTTCGTCGCCGCGGACGCGAACGCGTCAGTGTCGTAGTTCGGGGTGTACGTCGCTGTGTGGAGTGTGGCCTTGAGGGCGTCGGTGTCGAGGTCGCGGCCACCGGCCACGCCGCCACCGAACGCGGCACGGAGACCGGCGGCGTAGGGGCGAGCTGTCATCGCGGGCATGGGTTACCTCGGCTCGATGTCGTGGCTCATGGGGGTCAGGCCTTCCTGGCGCGGGTCTTCGGGGTGGTAGCCGTCTCGGCCGGCGGGGACACCACGGCACGCTCGGGCTTCTCTGCGCGGACGAGCTCGGCGCGGTAGCCGTCAGCCCACTTCGTGGCCTCGTCGCCGGGGAGGTCGACGACATCGCCGGCCGCCCACGAGAACTCGAGACCAGAGATGGCCTGCAGGACCTTGATGCGTGCCATGTCGAGTTCCTTTCCGAGGAGGAGGCGTGCACCACGTGGGGCGGGCATGGCAGCCCGCCCCACGTGGGTAGCAGGACCGGTTAGGTCGCGCTGTTGACGTACAGGCGCACCGCGGCGGAGTCGTCGACGCGGGCGTCGAAGCGACCGAAGCCGAGGAACCCGACCTGCAGGTAGTCGGCGTAGCGCTCGGTCAGGCGGAGCAGCTGCCCGCCGGAGACCTGGCGGACGACGAGCCCCGAGGAGATGTCACCGAACGCGATGGGCTTCGCGTTCGCCGCCATCGTGGGCATGCCGTTGTCGACGATGAGGCCGTAGCCGTTGAGCGTCGACGAGGCGCCGGCCTGCAGGCTGGGCTCCCACAGCGGGCGGCCGGTGGTGTCCTTGATCTTGCGGACGACCTTGGCCGAGGAGTCGGCCATGACCCAGTTGCAGACCCCGGCCTGGCGGTAGGCGACGTCGACGGAGTACTCGAGGTCGATGAGGTCGTCGAGGATGACCGACGTGGTCTGACCGGCGAGGCCGGTCTTGCCGGTCGCGAAGGAGGTCAGGCCCTGCGGCTGGCCGGTACCGGTGCCGGTCGCGAGGTGCGCGGAGAGGGCGCGGCCGATGCGCTGGCCGATCTTCTTCGCGAGGAACGCCTCGGCGTCGATGCCGGTGTCCTGGAGGAACTGGATCGAGGCGAGGATCAGCTTCGACGTGTAGGTGTACGCGCCGAGAGTGTTCTGCCCGAACGTGATGTCCTGGCCGGTGACCTGGACGTTCTCCGCGAGGATCGCGCCGGCGTTGGCCGTGTCGTCCACGGTCGGCCACGGGATGGTGTTGCCCGTGTCGGTCGTGAGGATGTTCGACACCGCGAGGATGCCGCCGTAGGCCTTGAGGGTGTCGGTGACCTTGGCCCAGAAGCCCTGGGGCACGGAGTAGCCACCCGTGGTGGTCGTGCCCGAGGACTGGGCGCGGGTCTCGGGGTTCTCGAAGCGGGCCTCGAGCAGGGCGCGGTCCTCGGCGTCGACGGAGTTGATGCCGCGACGGATGAACGAGTTGAACGCGCGCGAGTAGCGCTCGTCGTCGGAGCCGCGGTCCTCGCCGCCGCCGAGCGGGCCGGTGGCCGGGGAGCCCTCGGCCATGGTGCGCTCGTTGGCGATGTAGCGCTGCTCGGCCTCGATGTCGGCCGTGAGCTCGTCGAGGCGGATCTCGGCCTTGGCGTAGGTCTCGCGGTCCTCGGCGGGGAGGGTGGAGAACGCGCCCGTGGAGCGGGTCATGATCTCGGTCATCTGGGACCAGACGTTTGCGCGGTCCTCGAGGAGCTTGCGGAGCTTGGCGGTCATGCCGGTGCTCCCTTCCTGTCGTGCTCGGGCACGACAACGAACCCGGCGGCGCGGTGCCGGCGGGTGGGTGGGCGGAGGTGGTCAGTCGGTGATCGGCTGGCCGAGGAGGATCGCCCTGCGGCGGAACTCCCGGTCGTGCTCCTCGTCACTCCGAGTGGCTGCGGCCGGCTCGTCGTCGTTGTTCTCGCGAGTGGCTGCGGCCGGCTCGCGGGTCCCGCCCGAGGAAGGGTCGGGAAGCTTCGTGGAGTTCTGCTGCGCCGAGCAGTTCGCGCAGTCGCACATCCCGGTCGGGCACAGGCAGGTGCCGTCGGCACACGTGCACGACCCGTCGCCGCACATGCAGCCCGCGAGCTTCCGAGCGGCGGCCGGCGGGATGACGCCACGGGCGATCGAGCGGACGTCGGCGCACATGGAGCGCAGGCCCGCGTCGGTCATGTCGTAGGCGGGGAACGTGACGGCGGAGACCTCGACGAGTCGGATCTCGAGGATGCGCCGGACCTCGACCTCGATCTCCGTGTCGGCGCCGGCGGAGTTCGTGACCGTGACAGTCTCGGTCGTCCACTCGTCCTTCACGACGTAGAACCCGAACGACATCCCGGTGACGTTCTTCGTCTCGAGGTTGACCGCGAGGTCCGCCACGTAGGACAGGCGCTGGTCCAGGTCGGCGTCGACCTCGAGTGCGGCGGCGGTGTCGGTGAGCTGCAGCGTGCCGGCGGAGGTGCGCGCGACGACGAGCTGCGACTCGTGGTCGACGAGGAACCGCACGTCGGACTCGGCGAGCGTCTTCGACGCGCAGCCGGGCGCGATCTCCTCGTACCAGCCCCAAGACGCGGGGTTCCCGATCGCGGTGCGCTGGTTGTAGACGATCGCGGTTCCGTGGAACCGGGGCGCAGCGTCGCCCGTGGCACGGAGTTCCGCAGCGACGGCCGCGATCGGCGCGGTCCGGGTCTCCATGACCTGGGTGGCCCGAGTGGCAGTGACCGTCATGCGGCACCTCCTGGCTGTGTCTGGGCAGGCTTGTTGTAGGGCAGGTACGGCTTATCTCCCCAAGCCACGGGGTCGAGGTTCTCGAGGGTGCGCACGTCGTTGGGGACGAGCCACCCGTGTTCGATGCCGGAGCCGTAGAACGAAGCCCGCGCTGCAGAGTCACCGCGGAGGAGGCCTTCGAGCTTGAACTCGGCGACCTGGCGAGGGAGGCAGAGCTCGGCGCTGATGCGCTGCTCGAGGCGCTGCGCCTCGGGCTTGACCGACAGAGTCACCCAGGCGATGAACTGCTGCTCCATCCCGGAGCCCCAGGACGTCGACTTCTCCTGGTCGTTCAGCATCCACGACGGGAGCCCGAGGATGCGGCTGATCTCGGTGACGGAGAACATCCGCGACTCGAGGAACTGCGCGTCACCCGGCGGGATGGTGAGCGGAGAGAAGCTGGCTCCGTTGCCGAGGACCATGATGTCGCCGGCGGAGTTGGTGCCGGCGCCGTGGACGGACTTCCACCGCGACTTGACGGCCTTGGCGTCTTCCTCACCGATGGGCTTGTCGCTCGTGATGATGCCGGCATGGAACATGCCCTGGCCGTACATGCGCGCGGCGGTGCGCTCGGCGGCGATGGCGATGCCGAGGGACTGGCGGTGTGCCTGGATCGGGGAGATGCCGCGCACGCCGTCGGTCGACGGGCCGGGGACGTGCATGATCTCCCAGTCGGTCAGGGGGATCGACCCGTCGAGGAGGTACAGCTTGTAGAACTCGATCTTCTCTCGCCCGAGCGGCACCACATCGACCGTGATTCGCGACGGATGCACCGGGAATGAGTCGACAATGCGCTGGTTCTTGTCGCGCTTCTTGTACCAGAACGTCTCGCCCCAGGTGCACCGGTGCATCGCTGAGGTCTCGACGCGCTCGAACCAGGTCTGCCCAGTCGTCGAGGATTGACCCTGCCACGGGACATCGACCGTCTCGCGGCTGTCCTTGTTGGGGTAGACCTTCAGCGGCAGCCCGGCCTCGGTGCCGGAGATGATCCGAACCCCACGCATGAACGCCGGGATGCCCATGACCCGCTTCTCGCTGATCGGCTCACCGGAGTCGTTGGCGGTGTCGTAGCCGAGGTACTCGAACAGGTTCTGCGAGGAGATCGGGATCTGCGGGTCGTTGAGGCCACGCGACTCAAGGAGGCGCCCCAGGAACGTCACGTCGACTCCTCGGTGGGGGCAGGCTCGGCGGGTGCGGTGCGCTCGCGGATCCACGCAGCGAGGATCAGCAGGACACCCGCGACGAGGAGTGCCGCCGGCCACCACACGACCGCGAAGAACGCAACAACGAGGAGGGCTCCGAGCAGTTCGAGGAGGTCGTTGTGCACCGTGCCTCCTCAGTAGACCTGGATGCTCTGCGGCTCATCGACGAGCCCGGCCATGACGTGCCGTGCTGCGGTCGCAGCCACGAGCGGTGAGATGTCGGAGGTGGAGTCCTTACGGGTCCACGTCCATGCGTCCCCGGACATCCGCCGGGCGGCGCCGCCCACCGCGGCGTTGAGGGATGCGTCGTCGAGGTGCTTGAGTCGCCCCTCCATCACGGCGGAGAAGAACCCGCCGCACGCGGACGAGGCCTTGTCTCCGCCGAGGTACTCGACCTCGAACCCGGCCTTCACCAGGTCGGGGACCAGTGCCCCACCGGGGCCGCGCATCATCGCGACGCGCATCGGGAGGTGGTGCTTCGCGACGACGTCGAGGAGCCGCGGGATGATCCACGACATGCCCGGTTCGTGGGCGATGATCTCGACCTGCTCGAACCCGTCCGCGCGGAGGCCGGCGACGGCGATCGCTCCGGAGGACTGCCCGGGGGCGACGTCGACCGACGGGATGATCGCGGAGACGAGCTCGGCGACCGGCTCGTCCTGCTTCGGTGCACCGTCGCGCCAGCGCTCGTCGGGGATCACGGTCTCCATCGACCCGTCGACCCACTGGCACAGCACCTCGGTGCGGGCCACGGGTTCGGGGTCGGTACGGATCGCGGAAGAGATCGCGCGCTCGGTGATGGTGTGGCCGAGCGAGGGGTTCGCTTCGTCCCAGCCGTCGCGGTCGTGCACGGATCGGTCGGGGTGGGCGGACCACTCGAACAGGCCCAGGGAGTCGTCGTCCTCGAGGTCGGCGAGTGAGTCGCCGATGTCGTCGGTGACCTCGTCGGCGACGAGGAGGTCGTCCTTCTCCCACAGACCGTCTGGATCACCGACCGCCTTGTGCGCAGCGCGGCGCAGAAACCGAAGCACGACCGACGACGAGTCGCCGGCGTTCGACAGCGCCCACACCTGAGCCTCGGCCCGGGCGAGCGTCGTCTTCGTGACCGCGGCCCAGGCGTCCCAGGTCTGGTGCTCGCGCAGCTCGTCGAGGATGACGAGGTCGCCCGAGAGTCCACGGCCGCCGCGGCGGTTCGCGGTCTGCACCTTGTAGCGCGCACCCGAGGTGAGCTCGAGCGCCTTCTTCCCGTTGACCTGGACGACGCGCTCGATCTCCTCGGCGAGCTCGGGCACTTCCTGCGCGATCTCGACGGCGCCCTTCCACACGTCCTCGGCGATGTCGAGGTTCTGCGCGGTGCCGATGACTAGGCGCGCGCCGTCGACGTAGAGCTTCCACAGGGCGAGCACCTGGGCGAGAGTGCTCTTGCCGTTCTGCCGGGCGACGAGGACGACGACGGTGCGGAACCGGAACGTGGCGTCGGGGAGAAGCTCGAGCGCGTGGACGAGGAGCCACTTCTGCCAGGGCAGCAGCATGATCCCGAGGACTTCCTCGGCGAACTCGATGACCTCGAACCCGAGCGTCGTCTTCGGCGTGAGCTTCCGCAGCGGCGGGGTGAAGATCCGCGGCGTCTCGGAGCCGACGCGCCTACGTGTGGCGGGTAGTGCGACCACTCGAGCGCTTCGGCTTCGCGTCGCTGGCGGCATCCGAGTCACCTCCGCGGATCGCGCGCAGCTGCCCGAGCTTGCCGCCGACCTTCGTCTTCGGGTCGCCGAGCTTGATGCGCCCGGCCGGGGTGAGCCCCAGCTGCTCGCAGAACCGCAGGTAGGTCGGGATCGTCACGTTGTCGAGCGGCAGCGCCTTGCCGTCGATGTCCGTCGAGGGTCGGTCGTGCATCTGGTCGATGGTGAATGCGAGCTCGCGAGCGACCGCGATGGCGCCGGCGTCCATCGCACCGAGGTGCGGGGCCGCGGTGATCGCGCGATCGGTCTCCTCGAGCACCGACTCGAACACCGGTTTCGGCGGCTCGGGCGGGGGCGGCGGAGTGGCCTTCTTCGCGGCGCGCTTGCGAGGTGCCGGCTTCGGCTGCTCCGCAAGTGCCTTCGCGGTGCGATTGCGCGGCGTGACGGGCACCTGCGGAGGTGACTCAGCGTGCTTGGCAGCATTCCCCCTGCGCGCTCGGGGGGAGAGGGGGGTTAG